CGTTAGAGTGCGCGATTCCTGTAGAAAACAAGCTTTTCTATAGATAAGACCGACCTACGAGAGTCGCGTTTTTCGCTCAGAAACATCGTATTCTCCCGTAGAATGGCAGTAGATTACCTTGCCTGCATCGTTCAGTTCTTGCAACGCAGTGCGGTAGACCTTACTTGGAAACGCAAGTCCCTTCTGTGGTAGATACCCCGGCTTGAGTGGTCCGTGGCGTTCTAGGATCTTTAGGATCTTAATTTGGCACTTAGCTTCGTCATGTGTGCCTAGTTCGTTCTGTATTTTGTCGTATACACGATAAGTCATCGCTTTGATCGTCGAAATCGCAAGATCGACAAAGAAACTGTTGATTAGACGGTCAGAGTTTGGACCTTTGACGCTTGCTGCTAGCAGAAGAGCCAGTTTGCCGATCCTATCCTCGCATCTTTTCCACAATGCGGTACTTCGATCAGGAGATCGCACTGATTTACGGTCGATTTCCCGAAGGAACGTGTTAAGTGACAGAAGACCACCCTTTGAGTAGGTCCAGTTGTCAGGATCGAACCCAGCAAGCCCGTGGAGGTCACTATCGCTCTTTGCCCACTCTGCTGCATAGCTAATTAGCTTGGTGCTTGGCTGAATGGGCTTTCTAACATAGTCATCTGGTCGATCCCACATGACATACTTCCCCTCGAACACCAAAAGACGACCCAGTAGACCATCCTCGATGCTTTCGGGCGGAAACGAGTTCCAAAACCTTTCCGGTGTTGTGGTCATCAGGACCGTAGGGCATGGATATAGGATTTCTAGGTTTTTATCGATGTCCGCTCTGGCGTTTGGTTTCCAAGGTCTGCCTGACTTGCTGTAAGCCTCTTTGAGAAACTTAGCAGTCCTTTGGGCGACTGGGTTTTTGACGTTCCCGATCTCCCCGATGAGTTCAGCAGCTTCATCTAGCTGAAACAACTGCACATTCCTCTGTGCAAGAGAGGAGACCAAACCTTCGCCTGACGATAGATGCTCAGGACCGATATTCTTGTCCAGTTTTGCAGCGATCAGAACTTTCTCAGTCAGATTTCTAGCATAGTCTTTACCTGCACCTGATGGTGCAAGGCTGACTACAAAGATGTTTGGCGTAAGACCATCTAAGGAGATCCTGCCTGAAAGAATCGTGGCAAAAGATGTCAAAGCACCTGCAATGGCAAGCTCTGGTTGATATCCCGGTTGATTCTTCCGGCAGTAGCCAACGTACTCACCGATATATCCACCTAGCTCCTCGAACTTGTCGAACTTTATCCTCATTTTCTCCCCCGAAGCTGACTGTTTGACAAAAGCAGAGACATCAAACTCAGCGTTTAGCTTTAGCTCATCCCAAGAATGTACCTGATAGGGACTCTGCGTATCTACCCGTCTTTGTCCGGCGTTAATACCATTGTTTGCACACCTAACTACCTCATATTCATCCAGCGGTGGGGACAAGCATGACTGATTGACACGTTTGGTCAATTCTAGAGTAGTTTCGAAGTTGTAGTCACACTTTTTGGCGATGTGACCAGCGATCTGAAACAGCCTTGTGTTCCTCTCACCTTCGGGTATCGGACCTCTCAAAATGATGCTTTCGGTGTAGGTCTCAGCGGGTGTATTCCCAGAGTAGATTTTGACCGGATCTGACCAGTTTTTAGCAGGCGTCACCGAACCCTTTTTGAAATAACGCTCACAGAGCCTCTGTACGGCCTCCTCTGAGGCTTTAAACACCTTATGCGACTCCAAGTCCATGTTTGCGCCCGTGACCGTTAGGAAGCGTCCTGAGCCGTAGAACTCCGCATAGGCATTTTCAGCGATTGATCTCTTGGATGTATACCCTTCGGGCTTGTCACACCAAAAAATGACATGCAATCCATCCGCGCTAGGGGACCATTCGGCGTACCCGCAACCTTCGAGGTCCGCCATGATCTGAAAAGCCTCGGGAATGAGATTTCCTCCTTCATCGACAACGTGATCGAGATCCAGACCTGACCATCCGTCACCGAGCATGAACCCAAGACCAAGATCATCATCCGGCAGAGCTACCGCATAGGCACAAGCGTCAGCGAAAGTCCCCCACGTTGCTGGGTCATTGCTTTTGGCTTTCCCAAGCCTTCCATCGCTTCGATGAAACGGAGCAATCGGAATCTTCGTTTTCGATGTCCCGCGAACCTGACTCTGCCAGCAAACCCATCTTCGCTCTTCCCGCATCTGTGCGGGGATATTTTCCAATAGCACTTTCATCGAAATCCTCCAATCGATGTTAGATGTTAGAATGTTACTAATAGATACACAACTACATCTACTCCTAAATAAAGAAGAATAGATATACATACATACATAATAATAATAATAATAATAATATGTATGTATTTAGTAGTTTCTTTTATAAGGGACTTTCTCTTTCTTTGTGTTTTTCGCAGATGAAATGTTACAGAAAACTGCCCCAAACCAGTCGATCTTCTCAAGAATAGATTGAGTGAGCATACGGGTCAATAGCACTCAAAACCGGAATAGATTGGGTGTAAATCAGAATAGATTGACTTCTTTTTGGAATAGATGGACTTCTTTTGGTCAAATTGACCTGTCTTTTTCTGTCTATTTTTTATAGAAAAGCAGGTGACTCTTGGACGATAAGGGTTACAATTCAACCATCGGAGGAAATCACTGTGCCTGAGTTTATTAACCCACTTGTGCGAGTCACTGCACATTACTTTGTGGATGACATTGCTAACTCTGAGAGGATTAGCAGGTGGTACACACGGGAGATCGACCCTGATTACAACTCTCTTAGAGAGTTCATTGAGTTCAGTATTTATGAACCTGAACTGGGGGAAATCGATCACCTGACTCAGTTTCAGATATTTCTCAAAGGCATTGCAGTTGTGCCATCCGAAAGTTTGTGGTGGTCATCATTCATCAACGAGACATTCAAGGATCAGATCGAAGGAGATTACCTCGACTGGTTGATCTTGACGAATAAGAAGCTCAAGGAATATAGAAAGGGAGATAAGAAGAATCATGGCAAAGTCGGAATCACCTTTATCGCACTTAACGATGGTGAAAAAGTCGAGTTCACCGAAGAAGAAGAAGAAGATTACGAATAAGAAGATCCTTCTTAACGTACATGGAGAGCTAGAAGAAAGGCTACGTTTGACCCACGAACTGATTGGCGGAGGAACTTGCCGGGCAGGGAAGATGACCGCTTTGATACGCAAGGCACTCGACGACTTTCTTCCAAGCCTTAGTGAGATAGAAGGCATGATGGACAAGAAGGTATCTTCTCAGGAGGTCGAGAAGATGCTTGTAACAAAAGATGCAACGGTCATTGGTGAATCGTTTGCAGAAGTGAGGAACCCTTAAAAGGAGCTAGAGATGTTAGATGTAATAAATGCGACCTACGAGAAAGCTACGCAGATCGCGAGAATCATGCACGAGATATCTAATAGTATGGAGTTAGGAATTTCAGTATCTCGCTTTGACGAACTCTGTGAAATTCTAAAGCGTGATATTGTCGAATTTCAGTCGCTTTCAAGTAAGATTCAAAATCCGTACACGAGATTGGCCCTACGGGAAATCGAAATGGAGGAATATAGATTATATAGGAATAATGATAAAAAATTCGAGCCTTTCAGCTTAGGCAATCCGGCTACTCAGGGTTCAGCAATCAGTTATCCAATGACAACAACTTGTGTTCAGCTTATTCAGTGGGCTAGTGAAGCCCGCTTTTGTTTGCAGAGCCCAGAAAAAGACAGGTCGCTGATTTCTAATGATTGCCCGTTCAAGGGTCAGTTCTACATCCTGACAGATCGCATCTACACAGAGCATCACAAGTTGATTGGAGTGTGGCGACAACTAAATGATCTAGAACCTGAAGATGAAGTTCAGCCTGAGGAAAGGATATACAATTTGTATGTTGAGTTCTTAAACGATAAAGAAACATCAGTGGATTTAGTTGGAGAGATCGAGTGAAAGGACTAGCACTATTTCTTGCATCCATCTGGGGCGATGCCACAACGGACCAACAGAGATGCCAAGCGGAAGCTGACTTCATGGCGAAGCATCGATTTTACTCGCATGTAGGTCCGACCATTGGTAGATTCGAAGGTGTCGGATGGGGTAGATGTGAGAAGCCATCGACTTGCAGACCTGATCGAAGCAAAGGCTACCGGGTCACAGGCGATGCTTTTGCAAAAACTAAAGATGGTGTGACCATACGTGTCACAAGCTGGAGGTAAGGGAGATGTATACATTTGGGAGCTTATTCGCAGGGATCGGAGGAATTGACCTCGGGTTCGAGCGAGCAGGATTAAAGTGCAAATGGCAAGTGGAGATAGATGATTATGCAACTCAAGTTCTTGAGAAAAACTGGCCGAATGTTGCCCGCTGGCGTGACGTTAAGACGTTTCCCCCTCAAGTCGAAAAAAAGTGGGATGTCGATATTATTGCAGGAGGATTCCCATGTCAGGACATCAGCACAGCCGGAAGAGGAGAAGGACTCCAAGGAGAAAGAAGCGGATTGTTCTATGAAATCATTCGCTTGGCTCGACAACTCAAACCCAGAGCAATCGTGTTGGAGAACGTGGCAGCGTTGCTTGCTAGAGGAATGGGAGATGTACTCGGAGAGTTGGCCAAGGTCGGGTATGACTCAGAATGGCACTGCATATCTGCTGCCTCCGTTGGTGCGCCGCATGTCAGGGACAGGGTGTTCATCATTGCAGTATTGGGCAACGCCAACTGCTCACCTATCCAAAGAAGCGGGTTATCCAGCGGAATACAAAAGAAATACCCCAACATTAACTGCTACAGTTTTGGCCGAAGAAAACAAATATTGGCCGACTCCTACGGCGAGCGACAACCGGGACAGAGGTTGCATGGAGGACGAGTCAGTAAAGAGGAGAATCAAAGAAGGAAAGCAAATATCACTTTCTCAGGCCGTGAAAGAAAAGAGAACCACTGGTACATTGAACCCGATGTGGGTCGAGTGGCTAATGGGGTTCCCAGAAGGATGGACCGACTTAAATGCTTAGGCAATGCAGTCGTGCCACAAGTTGCGCAAGTAGTTGGGAATATATTGATCGAAAGGTTAAAAGAACATGAAAAGACCTGCGCTTAATTGTCCCGAAGCATATTACATCGAGTATCTGTATCACAGCGGATATGGGTGCTGGCGAATTGCGGAAATCGTAGGTCGATCTCGAAGCTACATGGAAAGGTCGCTTAGGGCCTGTCCTACTTCGCCTCGATTAGCGATGTTCGTTGGAAGGTTATCAAACGGTATACGACCTAAGCACAAGCTAGAGCCAGGATGGCATGTCGCCACTAAGTCGTGAATTTTTGTTGTCTCGTGGCAAATGCTGTAACTTCGGATGTCGAAACTGCCCTTGGAGATCATCAGTGAACACTGTCGAACTTGACCTGAGTACAACCATCTTGCAGGGAAAAGACGAATGGTGTGACGATCTTAGCGGGAAGTGGAGACCTATCCCATCTTCTATGTTTGGAAAGCTTGCCAAAGACGTTCTTCCTCGATGTGCAAACCTTCGAGGATATGATGCCAGACTCTCTAACGCAGTGCATCCTTCTCGGTGGCCCGCTGTCTACGGGATGACCAAGCCCTGACCTTCTGATTTGCATTTGCGTGCCTCGCGCGTTAAGTTCGTGCAACATAGTTGCCCGCAGATGCAAGAGGGAGAGCGTATGGGTGGGAGCAAGCCACTAAGGCAAGAGTGTCAACAGCGTGAGGGGACAAACCGTTTGCACCCTGAGCGTAGGAAAGAGATCGTGCCGACGACTGATAAAAGACCAGAGCCTCCGCTGCTGGTGCAGTCTGATGATCTTTGCCTAGCTCTGTGGAATGAAACCTGTGACATGCTGCAAAGCATGAGGTTTCTGGTCGCTGAAGATAGGCAGGTTCTTGAAGCCTACGTTCTTAATTACCGAGAGCTTTTAGTCTGCGCTGATGAAATGCGTCAGCAGGGTGCTACTGCGGAAACCTTGACAGGATCGAAATCGACGGGTGCTGCACAGAATTGGAGCAAGTTTATGGCTCTGCATCTGAAGCTACTCAATGAGTTAGGTCTGACTCCTTCTGCAAGAGCAAAGCTCGCTCCGCCGGAAAGCAGATCCAAGAACGAAAACAATTCTGTTGGCAAACTAATTAAGAAGCTTGGCGGTGGATGAGTGGCAAGATCCCATCGAAATGATGGAAGAATACGTTTCAAGTGTCATTGCAGGCGAGATCGTTGCTTGTAAGTCGATCACTGCTGCCTGCAAGCGTCACCGTAAAGACTTAGCAAGGCAAGGCGACGAAGATTTCCCGTACTACTTCGATGAGGAACATGCGAGAAATGTTTGCAACTTCTATCCTACCTGCATCAAGCACAGCATCGGTAAAGATGTTGGCAAGCCGTTTGTCTTACAGCCTTGGCAGGTCTTTGCAGTCGCTTCTATCTTCGGATGGAAATCGAACGACAATGACTGCCGCAGATATCGTAAGGCATACATCTCCGTTGCAAGGAAAAACGGTAAATCAACACTTGCTGCTGCCATGTGTCTCTACTGTGCAGGGTTCGACTACAACCCAGTAAGCAAAGGATTCGAGAACGTAGCTCAGGTCGTCTTAGCAGCATCTAAAAAAGAACAGGCGGATCGTGTAACGATGGCCGAGTGTGTCAGGATGCGAGGACAGAGTGAAGTCCTGACAGAAATGAGCAGCTTCAAAAATCGTCAGATTACCTTTCAGCACAACAGTGGTCATATCATCACAGTAGGCTCAGATAAAGCTTTCGATGGGCTGAGTCCGCACGTTTGTAACATCGACGAAATGCACAGTTTCCGATCAGCAGGAAACCAGAAAGAGTTCCTCGATACGATGAAAACAGGGTCAGGTGCTAGAACACAAAGCATCTTCCTTGTGACCACTACAGCAGGCTCTACGTCCTCTGAGCTATGGAAGTCGGAATGGAACTACGCTACAGGTGTTGTCACCGGAGAGTACGACGATGAGTCATACTTTACTCTTAGCTATGAACTCGATGAGGATGACGATCCTCTCGATCCTGATAATTGGATTAAGGCAAACCCATGCTTGGGTGTGACGCTTACCAAAGAGTTCCTCGAAGATCAGGCTAAACCGGCAGCAGCGGATAGCTTGGCTTTGAATCGATTTACTCGGTATCACGGCAACCGACTGGTCAGCAACCTTGATACTGCTTTTGACCTCGACCAATGGGACAAGTGCGAAGGTGAGCTTTCTGACTGGCAAGATGCAGACGCTATAGGAGCGGCGATTGACCTTGGAGCGAGAGACGACCTTGCCAGCCTATGCCTGTGTGCCAGATTCCCAACAGACGACTTTGTTGAAGACGCAGAAGGCAATCAAAAAGTAATCTATAGATATGAAGTTAAGTCCTACTCGTACCTAGCAATGGATAGCGTCAGGGACATCTCGGTAAAGCCTTTCTGCGACTTTATAGAAGATGGACTTCTGATACGATCTCGGTTTCCGCTGAGTGAACTTGAGCGTGATTGTGTCAAGTATTGCAGGGAGACTGGGTGCTATCAGGTAGCCTTCGATCCGTACAACGCTCAGCAGGCAGGCGAAAGAATTTCGCAAGAAGGGATAGAAGCTGTTACGATGGCGCAAACAACTAGGCACTTTAACGAGCCAATAGGGGAGATTCGAGCGGCAATCAGTGATGGTCGCTTGAAACATGACGGAAACAAACTGCTCCGATGGGCGGTTGGTAATGCGATTATCGTCACAGATCGTCAAGATCGAATGATGTACGCAAAAAACGAGTGTGAACCCGGAAAGAAAATTGACCCCGTAGTTGCGATGACGATGGCTTTTGCGAGAGCAGTAGCAATGCCAAGTCGTAGCGAAGGCTACTTTACCTACTGAGTAAAAATATGTTCAAAAGTCTAGTTGGAACTCTGTTCAATCAGCAGACAAGCACTGCTGCGAATCCCGCTGCATGGCTCTTGCAGTCCCTTGGACTAAGCGGCAAGTCATCAAGCGGTATCAATGTCTCAATCAACTCTGTACTCGGCATCCCTGAAGTGTGGATGGCTGTCAGCAAAATCTCAGGTCATCTAGCTCAGATGCCTATCGATTGCCACAAGTACGAAGGTGATGACCGCAACTACACTGAGCGTGTCTACAACGATGCCGGGGCAAGAATCCTAGCAGAACCAAGTGAGTTCTTTACACACTCGACGATCATCGAAAAGTGGGTAGTCGATGGTCTGCTCTATGGCAACGGTCGTCTATACGTCGAGAGAGCCGCTAATGGTCAACCGATTGGCTTGTATCCTCTCCAAGCTGAGAACTGTACTACTGTCGTGGCTGACGGTGAACGGTGGCACACTGTCTCCATTGACAGTGCGTCCGCCGTTTCTTCATTAGAAAGAAAAGAAAATCAAGAATCGACAATGTATAAGATCCCTGATCGGGACATCCTCTACCTTATAGGTCTTTCGAGAAACGGATGGTGGGGCGAGAACCCAATCGAGATCCTCAAAGATACCTTTGGTTTGTCGATTGCCGGTCGTGAAGCATCAGGATCTACTTTCCGAAATGCAGGTCGTCCCGGTCTACTACTCGAAGCTCCACGAGGTGCTTTCCGTACTGCTAAAGAAGCCAGCGAGTTCCTGTCTCAGTTTAACGAAGCACATGAAGGACTCGACAAGTCTGGTAAGACCGGAATGATCCGAGAAGGTATGAAGGCTCAGGTGCTACCTAACGATGGCAACACCGGAGGATATGTCCAGCAGCGTCAGTTCCAGCGTGAGTCTGCTGCGATGATCTTCCTGCTTGAGTCAATCTTCGGTGACAACACTGGCTCAACTTACAAAAGTGTGACTGAGCGAAATGCTGCATACATCACTAACTGCTTAGGCAGATGGATCAACAAGATTCAAGATGAATGTGACAAAAAGCTACTTAGTGGTCGCCAAAAGGCAGCAGGTAGCTACTGCTACAAGATGGATACTTCATCGCTCTACAAACATGACAAGATCAGCTTGGCTCAATACACAAGCAACCTGCGTCAGCAAATGATGATCTCAGGAAACGAAGTAAGAGAGCTACATGGCATGAAGCCAGTCGATGAACTGACCGACGATTACAACCCTCATGCGAACATGCAATCTCAACAGCCATCCGAGCCAGTAGAGGAGATCGAAGAGTACGAAACCGTTCCTGAACCGGATGACGGTACAGAGATCGATGCTGCTGAGAAAGAATAACCAACCCTAATGAAGAGAGTTTAACAATGAAGTTCGAGACCTCCCCTGAAGAAAAGACCATCACCATGCGCGGTGGCATCGGTGACTTTGATGGCCACATCTCTGCCGATGATTTTATTGATGCACTCAATCAGCATGAAGGTGATATCACTATCCACCTAGACTCTCCCGGTGGGTCAGTCACCGATGGTCTTGCTATTCATAACGCAATACTAAATTACGATGGGAAGATCGACATACATATTGATACTTTATGCGCGTCGATTAGCACTGTGATTGCCTGTGCTGCAAGCGGAAAAGTTCTGATGAATAGCAACGCTAAATATATGATCCACCGAGCTTGGACGGTTGCGATGGGTAACGCCAAAGACTTCCGAGGCATGGCGGATATTATGGAAATGATGGACAAGGATATCGCAGAAACCTATGTCGCTAAAGCAGGTGGCGAGTCTGATGACTGGCTTGCGATGATGGACAAGGAGACTTGGTTTGACGCAGAAAAAGCGTTAGAAATCGGTCTTGTCGATGAAATCGTTGATATGAAGAGGAAGTACAAAGATGAGGAACCGAAGGCATCGGTGATCTCACCTAACGTGCAGATCCTAGCAAGAGAGACTGCTAGAAGGATCAAGCTCAGGACTACGATTTAGTGCAAAGTTTGACACATTTTTTGAGTATTGATAACCTCTACTACTCATTGTGAAGCAATGACCCAAACGAAAAGGAAACCAATGGTCAGGCGAAATCAAAACGACATCAAAGCTGAGTTGAGCGAAGTTTCGCTTGAACTAGAGGCTTTGGCAAAATCGGAATCAGCTTCGATTGAGGAACTTCAAGAGCTACAAGCGAAAGCTGATGTGCTTGAGAAGGAGTTCGATCAAGCTGTTGAACTAGAAAAGATCAAGGCTGAAATCTTAGCGAAGCGTGAGTCAGAAGCTCAGGCAGCGGTACAGCCAGCAGTTTTTGAAGCAACGCAACCCGCCCTAAAGGAAGTCAAAGAAGTGATTCCAGCAACCGCAAAGTCCCAGAAGTCGAAGATTTTCGCATCGAGCGAAGATGCTTACACCGCAGGCATGTACCTTGCCGCTCTCGGTGGAGACCACAAAGCAAAAGAGTTCATGGCAGCACAGTCTGGCGGAACTGACAACAAGGGCGGTTTTGCCGTGCCTTCCGCTTTGTCGAATCAACTTATTAACCTAGTTGAAGAATTTGGCGTTGCCCGTCAATACTGTCAGCGAATTGTGATGAGCAGCGACAACTGGTCAGTACCGAAGGTCACTGCACAAGCATCGATTTCGTACCCGGACGAGGCAGCGGCGATCTCAGAATCAGACGTAACTTTTTCGAGCGTCGCTTTAAGCGCAAAGAAAATGGCTTCAATGGTAAAGATGTCTACCGAGATCAGCGAAGATGCTGTGATCTCAATGGTTGACACCATCACTCAGAGCTTGGCTTTGTCCTTGGCAACTGCTGAAGATGACAACCTGTTCAACGGTGTTGCATCTGCAATCAACGCAAACGGCATTGCTGGTGACTCAAGTGTTGATGACACCAATGTTGCTTCTCTTGCTGCCCTTGCATTGACTGACATCACTGCATGTGCAACAGGTATCGGCAACCCTGTTCGTGGCGCACAGAACGCATTTTTCCTATCACCAACGGTCTATCACGGGGCTGTAAGGGATTTGGTCAACGCTGCCGGTGGTAACACCATTGCAGACCTTGAAGGTGGTCAGCGTCCATTGTTGATGGGCTACCCAGTAGTTCTTACCAATATCCTGCCATCGGCTCCTGCTTCCGGCGAACTGGTTGCAGTGTTCGGTGACTTGCGACTTGGTTGCTACTTTGGTGATCGTCGTTCCGTAAACTTCAAAGTTCTTAACGAACTGTTTGCTGCTAACGATCAGGTCGGTATTCAATGCACCAGCCGAATCGACATCAAGGTTGCTAACCCAGAAGTTCTTAGCAAAATCACCATCACTTGATAATGGCTAAGGTTAAATTTAAGACTGCCCGTATGGGATTTCCTGCGGGCAGTATCGTGGATGAGTCTGCGATAAAAGAAGGAGTGTTGAAAACACTTTGGGCGTTTGGTGTACTTGAGAAGGTTAAAGATGACCGCAAACTGGACGATAAACCGAACGACAAGCCCATCAAGCCTAGTCGTAAGCGTAGCTCAAGCAAAAAGCCACCTGCGTCTAAGTCCGAGTGATACAACACATGATGACCAGTTGCAGCTTCTTATCGAGGCTGCGACTGAGCGTCTTGAGCAAGACCTCGACCGTCAGATCATGACTGCAACTTATGAGCAGACACAGTTTGACTGGAACGAGAATGACCCACTGAAAGGTGAGGTCAAGCTTTACAAAAAAGCAATCACCAACATACAGTCTGTCAAATACTTTGACGAAGATGGTGTCGAGAACACTATGGCATCGAGTGCCTACATCTTCGATTCTGGCAGAGGATCACTCTTCGTAGATCCCGGCGAGGATTGGCCGACTGTTGAGCCAAACAATCCTAACGCAGTCAAAGTGACCTTCAGTGCAGGCTATGGCACTGATGCGTCTTGTGCGCCGAGGACGATGAAAACAGCGATCCTACTGTGTGTAGGCAAATGGTTCTTCGACCCTGCACAAGAAGGCAGTGCATTGCACTCTCAGGAAGTCGCCTATGAGCGTCTCGTTTCTACGCTGATGAGGAGTAGCTACCCATGAGCATTAGAAAACGAATCGGGATGCGTAGGTGGACTGCTACCTTCACACGGCATGACGGCAACACTGACAGTTATGGTCAACCAACGTACAAGACAGACGCAGATTGGGATGTCGTTACGCAGGCTTGGCCATGCGAGCTAATCACAACAGTTGGTGGCGAGATCGTCAGGGGACGAATGACACACGAAAAAACGACTCATGTTGCTTACGGCGAGTTCTACGGAACTGGCGAACTGACAACAAAAGACCGATGTGTGATCGATGGAAAGAACTACGGCATCTCAGCAATCATCGATACCGATGGTTTGCAGATGGAAAGACGGATTGAACTCAGAGGGGAGTTCTGATGCCTAACGTATTGCCTACGCTTATCTCTGTGACGAAAGCATACCAGAGGGTGCATGATCTCTGCTCAGGTAGAGTGTATGCAGACTTTATACCCGAGGGTTCAGCGAAACCTGCTGCTATACTTTTCTCGACGTATGAGGAACCCTTTGATTGCCTAATCGAATTTATGCCGATCTCGATTGCTACAGTGCGATTTGAGGCATACGGTGAGACAAGAGAAGAGGCTAACGACTTGTCAGAAGCTATCGAACAATCGCTAAGTGGGTACACAGGTCAGCTAGCGGGAGACGATGTATTTATAAACGGTGTGTCTCGGCAGACTGGTCAAATTCATTTGGTTGATATTCCCAACGATGGGACTGATAATTGGCAGTTCAGGACCGCTCAAAGCTTTGAAGTTTCGTATACGAAAAGGATTTAACAATGGCGTATTATATTGGTAAAGGTGCAACATTCTCAGCACCCGGTGTAACTAGCGCGTGTGCTAGAAGCATTAGCATCTCTGGTTTTTCGCGAGATAAGATTGAAACCACTTGCCTCGACGAAGCAGGTGATTTCCGAACTTATGTTCCATCCGCTTTTACCGATGCTGGTGAAGTTACTGCTACAATTGCTGCTGAGGCTGCAATGCCTATTGGTTCCGTAGGAGACATTGGAACCATTACTGTTAGCTTCGGTACATCTGCTGAAGCAACGCCATCGAACGGACCATCTCTAACGGGTAGCGGTTTTATTACCGATATATCAAGCTCTGAGATCAACGGCACAAGCTTGGTTGAATACACCATCACTTGTTGCTTTGATGGTGAAACAGAACCAACCTTCTCATAATGAGGGTGAATAGTGGGACGAGTTGAATTAGAAAAAGAAATCGGACTTGGCTTGATGTCAGGCAAGGAAATCGACCTTAAACGATACAGGGTCAAGTTCGATGGTCATCATGTAGCTTTCAAAAACCAGAAGTTCGGAAGTCCGATCAACTTGATAGTAAAGCTCAATGATGAGGATATTCAACTCGTCGCACGAGAGGTCAACGATATTCTGCACGATGATCCACAAGTCAATCGACTGATTGGCGTTTGGGAACACGAGCAGTCAGGACAAGAAGAAGATCAGGGAGAAATTGAATATGACATCTTTGACGAGGGATAAGCTTTTTTCGCTCAAACCAGAGCCAAAGAAGCATGAGGTTGAGGGATTCGGTGTCGTCTATATCAAGCCATTGACTGAATTGATGCGGTCAAGAAGGATTTCAGAGTTGTTAAACGACAAAGGAAAGCCGGACAAGGCTACGCAAGAAAAGCGTCGAGCAAACAGTATTATCGACCAAGTTTGTGACGAAAACGGAAAAGCGTTGTTCGAGCCTTCTGACCTGAAGCAGATACTTGAGCTTGATGGTGCAAAGCTAGATGAACTTTGCCATGCGATTTCTGAGTTCAATATAAAACAGGAAAAAAAAGAAGAGGGCGAGTTGAAAAGCTAGTTAAGCATTTCAAGAGAAATCATCGATTGAGATGGGCTTTTATCGTTTGTCAAAAATTAAAGATAGATGACCCAGTTCATTGGATGAATACTGTAAGCCCCACATTACTAGATCAATGGATAGCTTTCGAGATTGTAGAAAGAGAGTCGGGTAACTCAAACTCTGGTGATCCAGAGGACGCAAGAGCAAAAATAGAGGCAATGGCGAACCAATGGCAAAAATGAGAATGGGAATCGACCTTAGTGACTTGTTTGCAAAGGCACTAGAAGGAGTCAGAGCCGACATCCAACTTGCGGTACACAAAGAAGTCGGCAACAAGGTAGGTCAAATATCTGCTAGCACAATACAGCAGCAAATGAGAAACAAAGGAATAAAAAGAGCAAAAGCAACAGGAACTCATAACAAACGATCTAGGAAGGAAAAGGCTGCGGCAAACCAATACGGTTCGATGCTAGACACCTACTACAAGGTCTGGAGGAGTAAAGACCTCAACAAAGACATAGTTTTTGCCGGTACAACTGACGCATCGTATAAGGCAAGATTCCGAAATGACGGATGGACTAATCATCATTACTGGGGGGAAAACTCTGGCAACAACGTCAGCGGTAAAGGCTTTATTGAAGATAGTCAAAAAATATTAGAGAGACAGATCCCAGCCGTAGTTAATTCGACTATGAAGCGAGTTCTGGCGAACCCTGCAAAATATAAACGTAAGTACAAAATTAGCTAGGTGTTACGATGGCAAAAAAGACAACCAAGCTAGTTGGTTACGGCATTAGCTTTGACATGAGTTTAGTTGGTGGTGTAAAAACCGCTGACGACTTTAACAAAGCGGCTAAATCTATCGAAAAAAGCATTAACAAGTCTAGTAATGCAGTGAAGCAACATGAGTTGCAGGTAGATATCCTCAGTCAAGCATATAGCAAAGGTGCTATAAGCACTAAAGAATATGAGCAGCAGCAAACGAGTTTAGCGTACAAAGAGCTAAAAAGAACTGAAAGGCTAGAAAAACAGAGACGAGCCGTTCTTGGCTTAGACAAGCAAGAGTCAAAGTTAGCGAAAGCTAGACAGCAACGAGCTAGATTTGCTGGAATGTCCGCCGCTGGTGTATCTGGCTTAGGCATGGGAGGTCGTGCTGCTGGTGCTGCCCGATTTCTCGGTGGTGCATCGACAATGGCTACCGGCGTGGGTCTAGCTGGTGGCTTCGCAGCAGCAACAGTCGTTAAAGAGTCGATAGAGGCTTTTACGGAACTTGAAACGCAAGTCACTGCGATGAAGTCTCTATTCGGAGAGGAAATAGCAGGCAAGCTAAATCAAGAGTTTCGTAACTTAGCCAAAACGACGATCCTCACTAACTCTCAGCTAATCGAAAATGCAAAGACATGGGCATCATACGGTCTAACGACTGACGGTCTAACTGATAGGCTAAAAAGGCTGGGGACCGTTGCTGGTGGTAACTCCGAAAAGTTCAGAGCATTGACTATTGCATTTGCTCAGGTCAATGCTCAGGGCAAGCTGATGGGACAAGAAAAGAACCAGTTAATTAACGCTGGATTTTCTTTGCAAGCCGTTGCAGATGCAGCAGGCATCAGCATGGAAGATTTTGCGGATGCAATGAAAAACGGAGAGATACAAGCAGAACATCTAAACAAAGCACTTATCAATGTGACAAGCGAAGGTGGCTTGTTTGCGGACTACTTAGAAAAACAAGCTGAGACGATACAAGGAAAGTTGACCATTCTTGCTGCTTCTTGGAACGAGTTTCTCGTTGCACTCGGTGGTTCAGAAAAAGGTCCAGTAATGACAGTAGTAGATGCTTTGACTCGTGCTTCAGATGTTTTGAAGCAGGCTGTTGACGCATGGAATAGGGCAAAAGGTTTTACCGAGCCCGGCGTGCCTGATCCGATGGTAGGCCAATATGGCGTAGTTCAGGCAGGTGGCGTGACTAGCTCAGAATTGCTTTCTGCCGCTGGAGGTGCTGCAATCGTTGACTTCGGTGGAGAGGATGTCGGAAAGACAGCAAGATCAGCATACGACGAAAGATTTTTCGATGAAGCTAATGCTGCCTTGGTACAAACCATTCAGGACTTAGATAAAGTTTACGCTTTCGACAAAGAGACTGCTAAGATCAAACGTGACAAAGAAAAGATTGCCATCGAAGCGAGAGAGCAAAGAGAAAGAAATCAGATAGATCGTCTGTTCAAAAAGAAAGTTTCGATTGAAGATTATATGCTTCAATATAATGCTACGCAGTCTGAGGCTTTACGGAAAAACATGGAGGAAAGGTATGCAAAGCAAATAGAAAACTATGTTGATCCATATCGGGGTGAGCAAAGCTTTGTAGGTCCATTGCCTGCATCAGAAAAGCAAAGAGCAATGCTGGAAAAAGAAGAAAAAGACAAAGAGGAGCTTCGCATGAAACAAGAGGCACTAATCGAAGCACAAAAAGGACATGCTAATGTGGTATTTGAGAGAGAAATGGAGCGTCTCAAACAAGATGAGAAGCAGGTCGCAGAAAGGTTAAAAGCCGACAAGTCACTCGCAAAAGATCCATCTCAGCGAGACGCCTATTTCGAAGGCGGTTCTGTAGAAGAGTTTCAGTTTTTGAGGAAAAGCAAGCAGGAAAACGAAACTGCGAAAGCTATACGAGAAGCAGAGGAACGAGCGCGTCAGCAAAGAGACGAAATTGCAAGGCAAAGAAAAGACGCAGAAACTAAGCGAGAACAACAACTACAGGAACTGACATTAGCACAGTCAGAAATCGGGATTTCAGATTAAACAATATTTAGGTGATTAAATGGCAACGGTAACAGCAGCGGACTTCAGTGTATCTGCAAGAATCACAGCATCTAATAGTGCTGGTGCAGGGATTACGGTGACAAAGGCATTTCTTGAGAACAACAAAAACTCAAGCGATGTGATGACACCTAACCGAGTGTTTTTCTTAGAGAAGGAAGCAATTACTTCCGGCAATAGTCTGTCAATCGATCTTTACGATTTAGGCACACTGGATCTCGGTGTCGGTGCAGGCGATGACAACCTCGGTGAGTCACAGGCTAATAGTGCAATCAATAGCATCATCATTCAGAGCGATGCTGCATCCGCCGGAACTCTTCGCATCAATCAGACAGTCACTAATGCTTGGACTGGTCTTACAGGCGGAAGCACTTCAGTCGATCTACCAGCAGGCGGATTCTTCGCAGTGTCCTACGGTTCGACCGGAGATTCTGTCACCGATGCAAGTGATAACATGCTACAACTCGATGCAGTAAGTGGCGACTGCACTGCAACTGTAATCTTCGTATCCAACTAGGAAGTCGATATGAGCTTTACGTTTGATGTATGCAAAGTCGGTGACGACTCCTACCGAGTAAGCGGATCGACCGGCAAAGGCAACAGTAGGAACTCAACTCAGAACTTCACGCAGACCTACCTAGTTAAAGTGCTAGGATCTGATGGCAACATCGCGACCGGCAACTTAGCAACTGTATCGACTGCACAAGTAGGTTACGCTCCCGGTCTGCCTATCGTGCAGAAGTCTGTCTACACTGATACTGATGCAGGTGTGTTCCATCCTTTCGCTATTTGTATGAGCAAGGATGTTAAGAGACGAAGAGAACAACCTGCACTGTTTGATGTCAGTTGTAGCTTCCAAGCTACGATGGAGTCTGAGTTCAACCCCATCGACGACATCCAACAACCAGCAGATTTGAGTCCGCAGGTGGTTGTCTCCGTCGATGCGAAAGAGCGTGTGCTGTATCAGGATCTCGATACGAAAGAGCAGTCGTATCTTTTCCCCGGCATTGACCTGATGTACCCATCGCCAATCGTTACACAGGTTCCTCTGCTTACCTTAGACATCACTCAGTATGAGACCTATGTGAGCTATTCTCAGATACTCGAAAGGTCGTACCGAGTCAATGAAACCGAATGGAAGGGTTATCCAGCAGGTAGATGGCGTATCGTCGTCAAGAATGTTTCTGAGGTGACGGTTCCCACCGCAGGAGGAGATCAAACATGGGCGAAGGTTCAGTACGAAGCAAAACTTAGTGCTGATGGTTTTTGGGATGAGGATGGAAATTGGGAATACACTGGATGGAAACAACAGATCCCTTTAATTGCTCCTAAGTTCGTAGGTGTCGGACCCGGAAACCCTGTATATAAGTTCGTACACGAAAAAACCAGTGAGCCTAGAATGGGTTTGATTGACGAGTTTGGCGCAAAGTACACTGCATCAGATAAACCTAAGTATTTGACGCACACGAGATACCTTCCGATTGAGTTCGATGACTTCATGCAGGACTTCTAATGCTCGATGGATACATACCTACCGATAGCTCTGGTCTCGAAGGCAGAATCGGGTACACCTCGACGGGTGGAATCCCTGCGAGGAGTGGACTTGTTGCAGGAAAAGCTGATGATGTCAATTATTATCAGGTGGCAGACGATGGAACTCTTGTAGACACCGGATCAGATTTTACGGTCTACAACCCTTTTTCTCTTCCTGTTTCGGCATCTGTTTATGTGCTGTGTAAAAAAGTAGATGGTGTCTGGATCGTAGATGCCGAGGACTGTTCTTCATGACAATTTTGCGATCTCCCGGATGTAACTGCTCGTGTGAATGTCTGCTAATTGAAGAAACAGACTACAACACCAGCATCACAGCAGACACAGAACATGAGATTCCGCATACGATCCCGATCAATTGCGCAGTCGATCTGAGCAATCTTCTGCCAGAAAAATACTTCGAAGATGACACAAACATCTTCAAAGTACACATAAAAGACTCTAGCGGGACGACCACACACAAGACGCTGACTTATCAGTCAGTTCGTGACACAACTGCTCTTGATAAAGGTAGTGATGAAGATGTCTTTCATCCCCGTGCCTATGATGTAGCAGGTTCGGACCTCTATTTAGATGTTGGTTATTCGCGGAAAATCTACAAGCGTTACGTCGAGCTAAACGACGAAGATTATGACTTTCAGTCATTCATACAACATAAAAACCTAGCAGTTGGGGAGAAATACTTCAGGATTAAGTCTGTGTCTGCTGGTACATACGACGATAGCGAGGGTATAGCTACATCTCTAAAAGGTAGCTTCGGAAGCACATCAGCAGAGACACAGTGCGAAGATGAGCAAACGATCAGACAGAGGTGGGCTTTGCAGAAAAAGCGATACGCTTTTCCTGACGACTCGACAAGCCAAGTTCTGAAAACGATTCGGTGGGACAGAACGGATCAGTGTGACAACCAAGTAGAAACCTTCGTCAGAATTGACTATAGCGGAGGGGCTACAGAGTCGAGTCAGGGATTTTGGCCGAATGGAACTCAGGTAAAGTCAGCTTCGTTTGCCATAACGCTCACAGCCAATGAAGAGGCAGACGCTAGGCTAAGGGGAGAAAAAGCTCTGACATGCAGTCGAGAAACGGGAGTGATATCTAACACTGCCAAAGTTTTTGCTATACCGACTGCATCAGAGACAGGCGATGGGTATTTCGAACTAGAAACTAAACGAGTTTTAGGAGAGGAGGGCGGCAGCACAGATGTTCGTGTGTACCGTACCGGCGGAAACAGCACAGCAGTTGATGTCGTTGTAGCTAACGGCAACTCAGATGTTACATTGAACTTCGCAGCAGGTGATGTCTACAAAGATTTCACAATTTCGCATGACTCTCATAATGGCAGCACATTTACTGCTGGAATGGTTCCTAGTAACGATCTGATAAGGGACTTTCAGCAAAGACCTATAAACCTTGTCTTTCGCAAAAATACATTCGAGTATGGTCATGCTGACAGTTACCCGAGAGCGATTAAGAACGGAGGCGGCAGCGAATATTGGGATCAGATGATTGCCTCGGAGCGAGATACTTGGGCGAACAGTTCCGTAAAAGTTTTTGTAGAGTCTAATGTCGATACAACATTGAAAGAGTACAAGCTTTTTGAGATTAAGCACGAGGCTAGTTGTGCGTTAGCTGTAGACAATGCAGACTGCCCTGAGTACGAAAGATGCGATGTCATTCCTGAGTATCATGAGCAGCAATTTGAAATCAGCCATGACTTCGGTTTAGCAAGCCAGTTCATGCCTGCAAGTTCTTATAGCATCAATGAAGGGTGTGGTTCTGAGTTCGGGTATTGGAATGATCCCCTGCCACTTCAAACACTAGGAAGGTCAGGAGAGGACGCAGATTATTTTGGTCAGACTGGGCTTTGGAACTTAGCTTTCAATATACTTGAGCTAGACATAAGGACAGCAGAGCGTACTGTTAATTGCTACGACGATGCGTATTGGGATGCTCAAGAGACATCGATCAACATTACACTGAGTTGCGGTACGTTTGTAAGTTCAACAGATTTTTCACAAATGCCGAGGGCTTGTGCTGCCTTTGGTACTATTGACTACTGTTTTACTTATACATGCGGTGATGCTTACACAAACGGCACTGAGGATGGCGTAGCT